TGGCTGACATCGGCCTGCCTGAAATGGTTGAAGATACTTTCGACTATGGCAACCAGTCTGGTATCAGCGTAGGCAAGATCTTTGGTCTCCGTAAGCCTAAGTACAACAGCGACATCAGTGGCTCTGTACAGGACTTCGGCATCATCGCTCTAGACTCCGCACAGTAAGACAATCGCCCCCTCTTCGGAGGGGGCTTTCTTTTTTATAGGAATTAATCATGAAGATTGTAAGTAGTGAAGCACTACGAGTGTGCACCACCGGCGGCACAGTGGTCCTTTTTGAACCAGGTGTACCTCGAACAATCGCCGATGAGATTGGCTTACTTGCCATTCAGATGGGCGCAAAAGAATACAACGACAAATATGTCGAAGAGCAAAATGCTGAAGAAGCAGTGTTCGAAGAAGTAGTAGAAGCGGCACCGGAAGTAACGTCAGATTTAGTGACGCTATTAGAGAAAATGATGGACGAAGGTGACCCCAAGAATTTTAAAGCAGATGGCTACCCAAAGGCCGCAGCAGTGAACAAAGCCATAGGGCGTACTGTCACTACTGACGAGCGGGAAGCAGCCTGGGAATCAATACTTAACTCATAGGTAAAACACAATGGCAGTCACAGTACAAAGCGTAATCGACAGAGCACAGACCGTGCTTCAAGACACAACCGGCGTTAGATGGCCCGTAGTAGGTGAGCTAGTACTGTGGATCAACGATGCCCAACGCGAGATCGCGCTGTTAAAACCAGACGCATCAGCAGCAAACGATACCATTACTCTTGTAGCTGGTACTAAGCAGTCAATCCCTAGCGGCGGTAATCGGTTATTAAAAGCTGTGCGCAACATGTCTGCCGATAGCGGCGGCGCGGGTCGTAGAGCTGTCCGTTTGGTAGATAGAGAGGTCTTGGATGCACAGACTCCAGACTGGCACGATCCGTCAGTAGGTGGTGACGCAGCGCATACCGCTTTAGTGAAGCACTACATTTATGACGAGGCCAATCCACGTAATTTTTACGTGTATCCAGGCGTGTCTGGTAGTGCGTACTTGGAGATCATTTACTCAGCTAACCCAACTGCTGTTGCACAAAACGACGACCTATCTATCCCCGATATCTTCGCTAACGCAATCATGAACTATGTTTTGTATATGGCTTACATGAAAGATGCAGAGTTCGCTGGTAATGCTCAGCGTGCTAGCAGCCACTACCAGCTATTTACAGCTTCAGTGACTGGTAAAGGTCAGATAGACGCGATTACTAATCCAAATATGGAACGCAGACAGCAACCACAAATGGGGTAATGCATGGCAATCCAATTTTCGGATTACATACCAGATGTCGCAGTAGTTGTTGGTAACTGTCCTGAGCTCTCTATTGAGAACGCTTTGCGTAGCTCAGTTGTCGAATTTGCAGAGAGATCAGAAGTCTCCCAGGCTACAAAAAACATTAGTACGACGGTGGGTCAAAATACTTACTCTATTCCTGCAGGCACTTCGTACATCCACAAGGTTTTGTGGGCGACTTACAAAGGTAAAGAGATTGAGCCTGTAACTGAGGCGCTACTGAACGACCGCGTGCCTGGTTGGAGTGTTGATGGTCAGACTGGTGACCCTCAGTATTATTTTACAACGGGCCTTAATCCGATGGAAATCGTCGTTTGGCCCTCTCCTGAGACAACCGATCATAATCTGAGTGTACGCGTAGTAACCAAGCCTACAAAAAGTACTACTTCAGGCCCCGACGACGCAATGCTGCCCTTCAAAGACGCCATTGTGAACGGCGCAATACAGCGACTTCTGAGAATCCCTAATAAAGACTGGTCAGATCTAACGGCGGCCTCGGTGTATCAAAAGCTATTCATGCAGGGCTGCGAGGAAGCGAAATTATTAATGAAACCCAACCGACCAATAGCTAGGAAGGTCAATTATGGCGGAGTTGCAGGTGCATGGCGAACTAGGCGCGGTAGATATGGTCAAGGCGGATAGCCCTGTCGAGACACCTATCGAGGACAACCTAGATTGGGTAGTCCCCGCGATAGACGAAATTTTATCGGAAACCCCGCAGCTGACTTTTACAGCCGCCGACGTTTTCCTAGCTTGCGCACAGAACCAGGCAACACTTTGGACAACTGACGAGGGGTTGGTTGTCACTACCGGTGAGACAGACATATTTACTGGCAAGCGGACAATGTTGATCTGGCTTGCTTGGGCGAAGGAACGCGGGAATAACCTGGTAGCTGAACATCAAGAATTTTTCAGGGAACAAGCCAAATTAGGCGGGTTCTCAAAGTTAGAAGTTAGATCTGCAGTACCTGAGCTAAAAGACTACATCCTGTCTCAAGGTTGGCAGCTCGACACCATTGTTTATACGAGAGATGTTTATGGGCAGTAAACCAAAAAAACAAGACTATGAGGCGACAGCGTCTGACAAGGCTCTCGCTTCTCAGAACCTGAAAGACTGGCAAAAGTTTCAAAATCTTTACAACCCAAAGTTGTTAGAGCTGAAAGACAAAGCTGCGTCAGGTGATGTAACTGCAACTCTCAAGGGGCGTGCTAATGCAGACACAATGCAGAAGATTTCCGCACCCAGCTACGTCGCCGCTAACAAAACAGACAATGCGGGGCTTATAGGGTCAGCGCTGTCTGGGCAGCTAGGCGACGCCGGTGCGAAGGGTAAAAAATATCAGAACGATTTAGAAACCAGCATTCTTGCTACTCGCCAAGGCCAAGCAGGTGTAGCTAACCAAGGGTTAGCAGCACTTGCGAAAATGGACACCAATCAGCGCCTCAAACAGATCGAAAATAAACAAACAGTGGACTCTGCAAGAAGCGCTATGACTGGGAAGTTAGCTATGGCTGGACTGTCGACAGCCAATGAACTTGGAGCATTTGGAACCGGTAAAGGCTCCCAGTTCGTAAGCGGCTTCGTTGATAATCTCAATTCTCAAGGTAAAGGCTAATGACAAACCAAACAAGCATCCTTGGGGTGATTGAACCTGATCAGCTGATCCCGCAGGACGCTGAGGAACCAACAGGTACTCGCGTTAATCAGACGCGTACAGGCCGCGGCACTGGCGGCAACAGCGGTATGGGTTTTTCCGACTTAGGCACTAACAACGAGCGCAGTCAGGTTGGAGCATACGGTTATGGTGCCCCAAATGTATCTGACCCAGATGCTGTCTTAGCGTATATGACTCGCGCCGACGCACAAGCCTATGAGCGGGACTACGCACAGTTTGAGCGAGATATGCTGGATCGCGCCAGCAACGATACTAGCCTCATCGATGATGCACGCACTGACTCTCAAATGGCGTCTACTCTTGCGAGCGGAGTTGTCGATCGTAACCGATCAAGGTATGGCGCGAATCTAACACCCGCACAAATGCAACAGCAGCAGAAGTCTTTCCAAAGAGACACGACGCTTGGCGGCATCCAGTCGCTTCAAGACGCACGTCTCGCTCAGCGTGATCTGAATCAAGACATGCTCGGAAAGATTGTTGATATTGGGCAAGGGGTGTATCAGCGATCTATGCAAGGCATGACGTCAGCCGCTAGTAACAAGAAGGCGCTAGATAACGCATACGCATCAGCAAAAGCGCAGTCAAAAGCAAACACATATTCCACAATTGGAAGTTTAGGAAGCGCCGCCATTATGGCTGTAGCTTTCTTATAGAGGTTACGAAATGGCTATAGATATTTCTTCGTTCGCAGGTGGCATGAGCTCGGCAGCAGCAGGCTTCCAAGGCATGATGGATGGCGCGCAGCGTCGACGGCTAGTAGAAGATCAGAACAGACGAGCCGAGGATCAAAACCAGCGTGCCGAGGATCAAGAAGGACGCGCAGCGGAGCTATCTGAATATGAGAAGTCACTTCGAGAGCGTAACGAAGCAGAGTTTTTAAAACAGTCAAACCGGTTAGAGAATGCGGAGGATCGCGCAGCAGCACAAGAAGCGCGTGCAGTAGAGACGTCTGAGCACACTATCGGCCAACGACCCATTTTAGAAAAAAGAGCCGCAGCCGCAGAGCAGCGCGCAGTTAATACAGATACCCGCCAGGGCAACCAGGACCGGCGATATCAGCAAACATCTGATATCGAGGCTCAGAAAGAAGGCGAGCGCCGGATACAGAACTACAACCAGCAGCTTCTAGGCCAGTTAGCCACGACAAAAAGTTACGGGTTAGGTGATCCCACTACGATCAACGATCCTGTTGCATTAGCACAAGAGCGACCAGAATTAGTTCAAGACATGCTCGACCGCCACAAAAAATATCAGTTCGCTGTCATTGACGGCGAGCGCGTTGAGATCGACGTTATAGGTTTTACTGTTACTGACACGGCGGTTATACCGCGTATTGCAAACGCTGAGACGGGTGAAGAACTAACCCCTACTGTTGGCGGCACTAATGCCGATACAGATACAGTTCTCATGCAGAGCCATGAGCAGTTCAGCAAACTCTTAAATAACGAACTTGTGTCAGCGCTAAACAACGGTGGCGACAAGTCCTCTGTCTATCAAAGTTCACTCGTGAGAATGGGCGGTCTGACCGCCGCACAGGAACAAAGGCGTGAAGAGCAAAAGCTACGCGACAACCTAATAGCAGAAAATACGAGTCAGTACGCAAACTCCGCAGAGGCAACAAGGGCCTATCTGGGCATAGTAAACAACGCATCTATGGACGAGCTCCTCGAGATCTACAAAGATCAAGGAGGTGACCCAGCCGCGCTAGAGGAAGCACAAGCCACCGATAAAGACGCAGACCGTAGCCAACTAGACAGAACGATTAACCCAATGGGCGACAGAGCGGTAGGTCCAGCTACGCAGCAGCGTATGGATATGCTTGGTATGACGCGCACAGGTGAATATGACCTGATGCAAGAGATTCGAAGAACAACTAGCGACATACGCAGCGCAGGCGGTGCGTCCGGTTTTATGGACAACCAATCTGAAGAAGATTACAAACTGAATACCGCTGCTGAGAAGTGGTATGACGAGAATACAAATGACCTTGCCATTAAGATGTTTGCTAACCCCGCCATTAAAGCGAAGTTTGATGAGCTAAAACCTGCTGAGTTCTTCCGGCAGTACGGTGTTGATACCGACGGCGGACAGGTCGACCCTAAAAATATGCTGTCATCTATCCAGCCGCCCCCGTTTGAACTTACTCGAGAAAGCGTCATTGCGGCAATTACTGACCAGACCAAGCAGCCTACTCAAGAGCAGCGTATGGATATGGTGCAGTTCTTAAAAGAAAAAGGGCTCGTTACTGATGCGAAATTCAGAGAAGGTATTGCAAATGGCACACTACCTTCCGATGAGGCTCTTGCAGCTATTTGGACAGCGGCCTCTTTTAGTCCTGGCACACCAGCAGAGCGCGTAGCTCGGGCGCAGGAATTAACTAACCTCGCCGTGCGTGGTGATACTAAAGTCGGCGTGGCCCAACAAAACGTGATGGACGAGAGAGCACTTACACGTGAGGCTAATGTCAAATCCGCTGCTGCCGTTGCTACTGCGAAGGTCGAGGCTACGGAACTTAAAAAAGCTCAGGCTGATGCAGAGGATTACACCGAAAAATTCCAAACCCTAATTACTGGTCAAGAGCCCAGTAAAGAGCAAGCCACTGCTGTCTCACGATCGCTACCAGGAATGTTTCGAAAGCTAAAGCAAGCAAAAAGCCCAGCAGCAAAGCGCGAACTACTTAGCGCAATCAACCCTGCGTTAAGCACGATCCTACAGGGTAACGCTGTCAAAGTAGGCGCTTGGGAGAAGTTCACGGGGCTGTTCAATGATGACGTAGACCTTGGGCAGGTTAGCGACTTTAACCTAGAGTTTGTTCGTATGGGCGATGACAATACTATTGTCTACGCGCCTCCAGGCGGCCAAGCGGGTAAGCCCGTCCCTCTATCCCTACTCATGGATACCGACGCAAATGTCGCGAAGCTACTCAAGCTAGCTGCTCAAATCAATGGAGGCTAGACCTTGGCTGAAACAGATCTATTTAACGAGCTTGTTTTCGGTGAAGAGAAGGACGCCTCACAGTTTGCAGACGCCCTTAATACTAAGACAGAAGCCGTTGGTCCAGATGGGCTAATTGATACTTTTGTAGCAGGCGTTAAGTCTGGTGCGAAGGGTCTATCGTCTGATTTAGAGTACTTCAAGGCAGGGGCGCAAGTACTCATTGGCGATGAGAAAGGCGCAGCTGAAAGCGTCAAAGACGCTCGTGCTCTTGAGCAACTTGCCGCCTTGCCGATGGAGCAGATAGAAACCTTTGGTGATTTCCTCGAGAACCCTACGTTTGATGGCTTTCTAACCCAGGTCGCATCAGGCACAGGCCAGATACTTCCTAGTGCAATAAGCTCTATCGGCTCCGCAGGTGCGGGCGCTGTTGCTGCTGTTGGTCTTCGCTCCGCATCGGGGCAGACTGCTAAACACTTATCCAAAAGACTCATCCAAGAAGCAGCTGAGGCGACCGCCAACGGCACAGCTGACGCTACGCAAAAGAGAATCGCTCAGGGTGGATATGAAGCACTCCGTGAAGCGTATGCAAAACGTAAAAGAGGGGACATAGTAAAAGGCGGAATAGCTGGCGGATACGCCGCAGAATATGCACCGCTCACTGGTGGAAACATAAACGAAGCACTAGAGGCAGGTGAAGCCCTAGATCGCGGGACAGTCTTGAGAGCTGGCGCAGTTGCTGTACCGCAGGCCGCTGTAGGCGTGTTGGGTGAGCTTGGCCTGGCGAAAATGCTGGCCAGCATGGCTACAAAAAAAGCTGGATCAAAACAGTCTATCTGGGCGAAGTATGCAAAAGACTTTGCGCAAGGTGGTGCAACTGAGGGGACTGCTGAGGTCATACAAGAAGGTATTGCTGTTGCAAACCGTCAAGACCTTGACCCAACTTACTCTGACGCTGATGCCAAGCTGCGACTGCAACAAGCGGCCTTCACTGGCTTCTTTGGTGGTGGCGCGATTGCTGGCGCAGGCTCAGTTGTAGGTAGTGCAGTTAACTCGGACGTTCTCAAAAATGCCCCCGACAAAGCCGCAGCTGTAGTTGATAAGTCAATGGAGATGATGGACCAGCTCAAAGAGATGGTCACTGCTAGAACCGTTGCGGAAGACGTAGTAGGTGATGTTGAACCTGGACAAACTACCCCAGAGTCAGACCGTGACATCTCTGCACAGATTGACGCAATGCTGGATGACTCGAGCAGCAAAGAAGCTGTGTGGGTCTCTGGCACAGAACCTGACAAAAGGTTCGCAGTGCGCCGAGGCAAGATCAAGCCAATTACTGTTAATGGTAAAGAGGCATATAGTGTTTTTGTTCCAGGCCGCGGAACGCTTGTTTCTAAGACATACGATCTAGCTGAAGAAGTATTAGCGGGCAATGCGTCAGATGCCGTGCTTGCTGCCGCACTAGGTTATAGCTCAGTAAAAAGCGTCAACGATAGCGTTGTAGTACGCGCATATGACAAACAAAACGACATCGTATCTGAACAAACTGCGACAGCTGAAGGGTTGCCAGAAGCAATCGCTGCAGCTGAAAAGATAGCGCCTACGGGCGGACGCGTTGAACAACTGTCACCAGAAGAAGCGCAGATAGACCGGCAGCAGCGCGCAAACCCAGATGTGCAGTTTATGGATGAGGCTGATCCGTTAGAAGACGGTGATGCCAATGTAGATAGCACTAATGAGTTCACGCCAGAAGTCCGCACTTATACGTTTAACAAAGGCGGCAAAGCTACTACTGAGTACCAAGGTGTTGATGATAATTCGTTTGAGGGAATAGACACTGCTCGCACTGAATATGAAGCGGTGTTTGGTGAAACTGAATGGAGCACCCCTTTCTATCAACGGATGTCTCAATCGTTACTCAAGACTGCCACGAAGCTGCAGAAAACAAACACTGATGAAGTTGTTGATGTAAAAATTAATACTGATGGTTCATATCGTATTGATATCGAGACAACTCCTGATACTCAGAAGATTCGACTAATAGACCCCGCAACAAAAGAAGAGTCAGAAGTCTCTATTGGTGAGTTCCTAGAAAAATCAATTGCTCAGGCAGCTAAGAGTAAGTTCCGTAACGTCCAAGTGAAAGCGCCTGGTTCTGATACGTTTACGTCAGTCAACCTCGTTGACCTGACTAACGCAGGCCGACGCCTTAACGAAGCAAATACAGGCTCATTTACAGAAGGCGGCACCATAGCGTCACAACGCCAAGGGCTGCTGGCCATGCTAGGTCAACTAGCGTTGGCAGAGTATGAAGTAGAGGTTCAGGGAGTACCTGTTCAAACTCTACTAGAGACTATAGAGAACCCACGTAAAGAATTGCCTGATGGCTTTAAGAAAATCACCGCGGGTTTTAACAGTAAAAAGCCTGTATCCCTGGATACGCTATTAAAGCCGTATGTCCCAGGCGCAGCTGTTGAGAACACAGTCGAAGTCGATGTTCCGAATGATGTAGAAACCCGACAAGAAACCATACTCAGAGACGTTGAGGGAAATGAGCTTGGGCGGGAGCGCACTGATCCTGATAGTACACAGACAGACTTGTTTGCTGGGCTACAGAGCGATGTGACTGTTGTTGAGTATCCAGACGCTAGCCAGACTGAAGATGTAACAGTTGAAGAAGCGATGGAGAGACGTCAGCAGGCGGACCCGATTACCAACACTGATGAGATCGCAGAGAACTCAGCGCGTACATTTGACGGCGCACCACTGTCGCGTCTCAATATAGAAGAGGTCAGAGACGGAGTTAATACCTCTCAGAATCGCCCTCGAGGTGGTGGACCTTCTACTGGCCCAGCGCGTCCCGCGCCAACTGTTAAATTCAACAACAGCATTACGTTCCCATTCGGTATGGGCAACAAGATGATGGCAGAAATAGCGCAGCGGTTGCACAGAGCTGTAGGTTTTAAGACGCCGATTGCCGTGGTCAGCATTAAAGAATTTGACGCAGCAATAAGGAAAGATCTGCGTTCTCTAATACTGAAGAAAACCAGCGCTAACGGGAAGATTGCTCTAAAGCAATTAGATGGTTTGGACCTTGGCGACACAAAAGCTGTAGGTGAGTTTATCCAGGGCTTAGTGAGTAAGAAGCTTTTGACAAAGCGAGCAGCTGACTGGGTAGCTACTCAGACCGACGCCACTATCATCGGTGAAGACATCGTTATGGGCTCGGCGTTTACTGTAGTCAAACCATTCACCACTGATCTAATGGTTGCTCGAGAGATAGCGACCCATTTGCGACAGTCCTTGCCTAAAGGGAACACGATACGTGGTTCTCATAAAGCATATAAAGGCGGCTCAATCGTTACCATTGATGACTTACATAACGTGAACGAAGCTGGGTTAGCTATGGTGCTAGCGCATGAGCTCGGGCACGCGCTGTATAAACAAGATCTTGACGCCCTTTTTGAGAACAAAGCTTTATACGGTCGTATGTGGAAGGCGTTTGAAGCGGATCGCCAGAAGGCGAACGATGAAGGCAAGCCAATCAAGCAATGGAACGAAGTTGGTTTTGAAGAGTGGTATGCGGACCAGGTAGCAGCTTGGACCAGAGTTGATATGGAGAAAGACGCGTCGAAGAAGAGCCGCGGAGTTGTCGACGCACACTTTAAGAAGCTAGTACGCGAGTTTAAAAAGCTTTGGAAAGCGCTTAGCAATCACCCGTTAATGCGCCGCCAGGGCAAACTAGATGAGACGTTCTCTGAGTATATGGGCGAAGTTACAGAGCGCCGCAACGCGGTAGCTGTTGAGCTACCCGCAGGTGCCACGCAAACCGCAGATGGTAAGGTTTCCTACCGTACTGCCCTGGGTTCAATCGAGCTGGATATACCGTCCGGAGTACCTTTTGAGCAGAAAGCTACAGCGAAGGCTGTTCGTGAAGAGATAGACACGATAGTTGGTACGAAGCAGGCTGCAGCGAAATGGGCCAAGTTCTTTAGGTCCCTTGGTAAAGACTTCGCTCGTAAGCACCCATCTCTTATGGAATCCCTAAAGTTCGTACTGAGCGCGGACACCGTACTACGACTCATAGACCCTACTGGAACAGTCGCGGATATGTTTTACGTACCGTCGAATACCAAGGCAGGGCTTGGGTTTGTTAAACAGCGACAGCTTGTCCGAGATAAGATGCGCGCGGACTTGTTCGACATCATAGGCACGGACTGGGATAACGAAGTCACCCAGAGGCTTCTTGCAGAAGCTGAGTCAGGTAGACCTACGACAGAGCTTTCACCGAAAGCCCAAGAAGTCCGTAAGTTCTTGGAGCGCATGCACACTGAGTACATAGCCCCGTCCAACAGCGATATCGGTTTTATCGAGAACTACTTCCCGAGAGTCCTTGATCTAGCTGAAGTGGCTGCGAATCCTGAACCCTTAATTCAAGAGATACTATCGAAAGATCCAGAAGCGGATGCTAAGAAAGTTAGAGCGGCGCTATCTCGTTTGGAGAAGTATCAGGCAGCGATTCTTAACGACCAGGGCGATGTAGATATAAAGCCGGAAGACGTGTTTGAACCGGCACAGGATGCAGAGAAAGCGCTGATTCTGACGAAGGATATCTCGCCTGAACGTTTACGTGAGCTAGGTTATGTATTGCCGCCCGAAGTCGCCCTGCTGTCCTACATCGATCGCGTGACAAAGCGGGTCGAGTGGAACAAGCACACTAAGCGTGAAGACGGTACGAGCAAACTCGCTGATGCTATGCAGCAGATGAATGCTCGCGAGCAAGAGATTCTTCTCTCAATTACAAATGCGTATCTTGGCAACATAACGCCGATGGAACCGTTCTGGCGGAAGATGAACAGCTATGCTCAGCTAATCCAGACTGTGACAATTCTGCCTTTTGCTTTCTTTGCATCTATTCCTGACTTCGCAGGGCCGATAGTTAATACCCGAGAGTTCAACGGGTTCAACATGTTCGGCAAGCAAGTTATGTCGATGATTAAAGATAGGGGCGAAGCAGAGCGGCTTGCTAACGATATTGGTGTGACTATGTCTGAAGCGGCAGCGACAGCGTGGATGTCACAAGCAGACGGTGAGCTACTAGACCCCTCGGTGCGAGAAGCTACTGAGAAGTACTTTAAGTACATTGGTTTAGATTTCCTGACCACACTGTCGCGGCAGTTTGCGTCTGGTATGGCTAGGCAATTTATTCTTGAGCATGCAAATCACCCTACTAAAAGATCAGAGCGTTACCTAAAGCAGTTAGGTCTAACTGCTGAACAAGTGAAAGCCTGGGAAGCCAGCGACTTTGACTTAGGTACTGAAGATGGGAAGGCAGTTAAAGAAGCCTTAGTCAGATTCGTAGAGAGCTCAGTACTTAGACCTAATGCAGCTGAACGACCTATATGGGCGAATGATCCTAGATACGCACTTATTTGGCAGCTGAAGTCTTTCATCTACTCGTTTAACAAGACCATTTTAGGTGGGTTGGAGCGAGAGTTTATGACCAGGCTTGCCGAAGATCGCAACTTAATATCAGCCCTTGTACCAGTAATGTTCCTCACAGCCGCCGCATTCCTGCCGCTCGCTGCAATGGGACTTGAATTACGTGAGTATGCGAAGGTCGCGTTGAGCTATGCAATACCTGGTATCGATGGCAGCACTAAGTATCTTCGGTCTGATCGTATGGACTGGGGTACTTATATGACTGAGATCTGGGATCGTGCAGGATTGAACGGCCCGATATCTTTGTTGTATTCAGCGCAAAGATCTTCGGACTGGGGCAACTCGGGTATAGCAACACTGCTCGGGCCAACAGCAGAGTCTGTAGAAAAGATTATTGGAGACTTCCCAAGGTTCGATACACCAGTAACTGACAGGATTACGCAACCGGCAGGCGCTGTTGGCGCTGCTGCAGGTATAGCTGCGTTCGGTCCACAAATAGTGAAGGCAATACTATGAGCATATTCACAGCATTACTCGGCCCCGTCGCAGATTTGGGCAAAACCTACCTGAGCAACAAGGCCGAAGAGAAACAGGCTAAACACGCAGCCAAGATGAACGTGATTCAGAACGACGCTGACTGGGAAGCCAAGATGGCGGATGCCTCTAACAACTCACTTAAAGATGAGTTTTGGACTATAATATTAGCTATACCAATATTTATGATTGGGTATGCAATCGTAGCTAATGATATGTCTGTTGTTGACCGTACGAAGCAGGCTTTTCAGACATTGAACGAATTGCCCGAGTGGTATCAATACCTTCTATTTATCGCGATCTCGAGTTCATTTGGAATCAAGGGCGCATCAAAACTTATGGGGATGCGCAAGTGACCGACCCAGAAACAAATCGCCGGTTTGATCGTCTTGAAGTAAAGATCGACAAGCTGACCGAAGTACTAACAAACGTGGCACGAGTCGAGGAAAAGCTAGTTGGTGCAGATGCGCGATTGAAGCGTCACGAGTTCCGGTTAGATGAGGGTGAGAAAAAACTAGAGGAGGTAGCTGAGCTTGCTGCGTCTAATGCTAATACGGCTAAGTTCGGCACTGCGTTGCTTGCGTCCGTGTGGACCGCGGCGCTCGGATACATCGCTTACTTGTTTAGGGATTAACATGACTGATTTTAAGTACTTCAAGATAGAAGACTTCAACTGCCAAGAGACCGGAAACAACCGCATGTCGGAGCAGTTTATACATAGTTTAGACCAGCTCAGAGCCGCCTGCGGATTCCCCTTCCATGTGACCTCGGGTTATCGCGACCCAGAGCTTCACAGTATTGAAAAAGCGAAAGCTAAGCCTGGCACACACGCCCAGGGAATTGCCGCAGACATAGCCGTAAGCGGTGGCGTCCAGCGACGAGCTATTGTTAATCATGCCCTGGCTATGGGTATGTCCGTGGGGGTCGCTAAGACCTTTGTCCACGTCGATATCCGCAAGACCACACCGGTCCTTTGGTGTTATTAATGAGTGGCACATTATTAGCCATGCTAATATAATAGTAAAAAGATGAGCTCACAATTATGGCGTATTTCAAGGTACAGCAATTCAAAGGTATGGTTCCGGCGGTTAGCTCTAAACTTCTCGCTGAACAATTTGCTGTGCGTGCGAAAAATGCTGATTTCGCTTCTGGGCAAGTTGGCCTGCTCAATACAAATAGCGTTGTAGAGACCCTTACTGGTCCTGCACGGAAGTCGATTTATTTAGACAAAAACAACAACTGGTTTCAGTGGGATGACGCGAACGTCAGCGTTGTGGAAGGCCCGATACCCGACGACACACAAGGTCGGTTGTATTGGAGCGGCGAAGATTACCCACGAGTTGGTACTGCAACTAGCATGATTAGCGGCGGTACTTACCCCGCGGTAAGCTACAGGCTCGGCGTTCCAGCCCCGCCTAACGCACCTCAGCGTACCAAGACAGGCACCGCTGATGATACGCAAACGCCGAACGACGTGTCTTACGTGTATACGTTTGTTACATCTCTCGGAGAAGAGGGGCCACCGAGCCCTGCAACTGCAGTAACGGAACTGACAGATGCTGAAAATGTAGACATCACAATGCCTACTGGTGATCAGCCGAGCGGGGATTACTTCTTCTCTACAGGCGCTAAGAAACGTATATACCGATCGAACTCTGGTTCGACTAACACCACGTTTCAGTTCGTCGGCGAAGTTAACTTTACGGCCACGACTTTCACAGACACGCTGTCTTCGCATGAGCTAGGTGAGGTTCTACCCAGTGGTACTTGGATTGGCCCACCTGACGATGATAGTACCCTCTACCCTAGTGGACCTCTACAGGGTTTAACCGCACTAGCCAATGGCATGTTCGCGGGGTTCAGCGGCAAGCGGTTGTGTATCAGCGAGTCTTATTTGCCGCACGCGTGGCCGATTGCTTATCGGATAACTTTAGATGAAGAGATAATCGCTATCGCTACAACTGGTAGCGGACTTGTATGCCTCACTAATGATTCGACTTACTTTGTAGTGGGTTCAGATCCGTCAGCAATGTCTGCATCGAAGCTAGATATAGCGCAGGCGTGTGTAAACAAAGACAGCGTCGTAGACATGGGTTCGTACGTTTTGTACGCAGGACCTGACGGGCTCGTAGCTGTATCGGGCGGTGAAGCCCGAATCGTAACTGAAGGGCTTGTCACACCTAAGCAGTGGAATGCTGATTTCTCCCCTACAACTGTTAAAGCATTTAAGTACGAAGAGACTTATGTGGCCTTCTACTCACAGGGTGGCG